CTTGGAGAACACACTAAAGGCTAACCTTTTTGGTGATGATGAATCTCGTCAATGGCTACGCGCTGCTGACAACGATCAGACAACAGGTGCAGGATTTATTCCAACACCACAAAGCACACAGTTACTTAACTTCCTTTCAAACGCAGATCGACCAATGATTGATTCAGTTTCTCGCGGTACAATGCCAGAATTTGGAAAAACATTTGAACTTCCAAAGATTACTGAGGTTCCTTTAGTCGATCAGATTGATGAGAATGGTGCAGTTACAGAATCACAACTTGAGGCATCATTTATTACAGTTACAAAGAAGTCTTTCAAGGGTCGTGCAATTACTACTCTAGAACTTCTCACAAATTCGACACCTGCATTTTTAGATGAACTTCTAGTTCAGATGGAATATGCTTATGCTAAAGACACTGAGGAATTTGTAACTACAGCTATTCAAGGCGCAGGAACTCTCAATGCAACAGCACAGGCTAACTCAGCCGATGGATTGCTAAAGTATGTATCAAGTGCCGCAGCAGCAGTTTATTCAGCATCACTTGGCTTTGGTCGTAACATCATAGTTACACCAGAACAATGGGCAAATATTATGAGCTATAACGATAATGGTCGCCCAATCTACATTGCGGCAAATCCTCAAAATAACGCTGGTGCGCTTTCACCTCTTAGCGTTCGAGGATCAGTTGCAGGTCTTGACCTTCGTGTATCTCGTTACATGAAGGGTTCTGGTGGAGTAGGTACAGCTGATTATTCAATGGCTGTTATCAACCCAGATGCATACACATGGTACGAGGGTGCTCGTCAGCAACTTCGCACTAATGTTAATTCAGACGGAACTGTAGACATTCTACTGTTTGGTCAGGGAGCACTAGCTACTAAGTTAGCAGCTGGCGCAAACTGGTTTAACCTAACCTGATAACTAGGTAACTAAGTCGCTCTGGGGAGTAGTAGCCCTCTACTCCCCAGAGTCTTTAGAAAGGATTGCAAATGGCACTTACAACAGTCGCAGAACTCCGCAGTACTCTCGGAGTCGGTACTTTGTATCCAGATGCTACGCTTCAAGAAGTAGCAGATGCCGCAGATGCAGTTCTTATTCCTATGTTATGGGCTCCTAAATGGTTCTCAGTTGCTCATAGCAATGTTGTAGGTACAGGCACTTTGTATTTTAATGAAGATGTTAGAGATACCTTTTATGTAGGTCAAAGCGTAACAATTGCTAACTCAGGTGGTTTGTATGCAGGCACTAAGACAATTACAGCAGTCGGAGAATACTCAATTAGTGTGACAACTACTCATTCTTCAGCACAGTCTTACCACCCAATTTTTCCTTATGGAACTGTATCTACTACTACTTACACAGACTGGACAACTGATACAGCAGTACAAAACGCAGCTTTGATGATATCTGTTGAAATCTGGCAGGCACGCACCGCCACTTTAAGTGGAAGCAATGCCATTGATTTCCAGCCAAGCCCTTATCGAATGAGCGCACAGCTACTCGCTAAGGTGCGAGGATTGATCGCGCACGCACTAGACCCTCGCTCGATGGTGGGATAATGCCAGTTGCAGTCACTACCCTTCGCACAACATTAGCCACAGCATTAGTCGATAATACTAAGTGGCAGACATTTGCCTTTCCACCGGCAACTGTCTTGGCTAACTCTGTGATTGTGTCTCCAGATGATCCTTACCTAACACCTAGCAATAACCAGCACATCACAATCAGCCCAATGGCTAACTTTAAGATTATTATTACTGTGCCCCTTTTCGATAACGAGGGCAATTTGAACGGGATAGAAGATGCAGTTTGTGGCGTGTTCGCAAAGCTCGCTGCATCATCTTTGACCTATAATGTAAGCGCAATAAGCGCACCTAGTATTCTCAATGCTGCTTCGGGTGACCTACTCAGCTGCGAGATGTCCATAAACATCCTAACGAGCTGGAGCTAAAATGTCCGAGTGGGAAAAAGAAAACGAAGCCTTCCTGATCAAAATCGGGCAGGCAGCACCATCAGCACCAAAGCCAGTAACTACTAAGAAAGACGAGGAATAATCTCATGGCTGTATTCTTAAACAATTTGGTCGGTGTGAAGATTAACTCTGTTGATCTTTCTGACCATGTCACAGCAGTAACAATTAACCGAGTATTCGATGAACTAGAAGTAACTGCTATGGGTGACTCATCACACAAGTTCGTAAAGGGCTTAGAGTCATCAACAGTAACTATCGACTTCCTAAACGACACAGCCGCAGCAAATGTATTGGCAACACTACAGGCTGCATGGGGAACAACAGTCACAGCTGTATTCCTACAGACAAAGGGAACAGCAGTATCTGCTACAAACCCTCTCTATACTGTATCTTTGTTAGTTAATAACACAACAGACATCAACGGTGCTGTTGGAGACGTTGGCACACAGTCAATCACATTTACTGCTAACTCAACAGTTGCAGTAGCAACAACAGGCACATTCTAAACAATTAAACAAAGGGGCTAAACATGGCAAAACTAAAGATCGTTCGACAAGATGGAAGTGTATTAGAAGGCGAGATTACTCCAGCAGTGGAGTACGCGTTCGAGCAATACGCTAAAAAAGGTTTCCATAAAGCGTTTCGTGATGACGAGATGCAGACCTCGGTCTATTGGTTGGCATGGGAAGTCACACGCAGGTCAGGTGAGACTGTTAAGCCATTTGGGATGGACTTCATCGAGACATTGAAAAATGTTGAGGTGCTTGATTCCGACCCTTTAGCTTAAAGCGCGATCTTCCGTTCACCTACCTTATTGCTAGGCTAAGCATAAGGTTAGGGATCGCGCCACAACATTTATTAGAGTTAGATCAAGTAATGCTAGATGCTTTACTTCAAGGTCTAAAGGATGAAGCAAAGGAGATCAGAGATGCAAATAACAATCGAAACAAACGCTGATCTCCGCAAAGCATTACGCCGCTTTGCTCCAGACTTAGAAAAGGCTCTAAAAAAAGAAATAGCAAATGTTCTCAAGCCAGTAGTTAAACAGGCTAGAGGATTTGTACCTTCCGCTTCACCTCTAAGCGGATGGAATCCTAGATCATTTAGCGAGGGAACTTTTCCATCGTTTCGCGCTTCTGACATTAAATCAGGAATTGGATACAAAACAACAGTTTCCAAACCTAACTCTAGAGGTTTTACTTCTCAAGCTAGTATTTTTAATGCATCGCGCGCAGGTGCAATTTATGAAGGGGCTGGTCGTATTGGGCCTCAGCCGTGGGTAGGGCCTAAGGCTGGTAGCCGTAGTAATAAGGTAAGCAAATCTATTAACCCTAATGCAGGACAACAATTTATTGATGCCTTGCCGCCATTGACAGGTAGCCTCAAGGGCCGCGGTCGCTTAATCTTCAAAGCATGGGCACAAAATCAAGGTCGCGCAGAAGGCGCAGTCCGCAAAGCTATTTCTACCGCAGAGCAAGAATTAGTAAGACGATCTAATGTGTCGAGTCTTAAGAGGGTTGCCTAATGAATATCAATGAAGTAATCAATATATCTTCAAAAGCAGATCTAAAAGGTTTTAAGCAAGCTGAATCAGCTAGTGCAAAACTAGGAAGAACTGTAAAAAATCTTGCTGGAACTTTAGGTTTAGCTTTTGGTACAGCAGCAATTATTGCTTATGGTAAAGCATCAGTTAAAGCAGCACTTGAGTCACAGGCAGAGCAAGAAAGACTTGCTAATCTTTTAGAAGTTACAACAGGGGCAAGTCGGCGACAAATTGCTGCATTGAATGAGCAAGCAAGTGCCCTTGAAAAGATTGGTGTCGTAACTGCTGGAAGCATTACCCAAACTCAATCTCAGTTAGCAACTTTTAATTTACAAATATCTACAATTGAACAACTAACTCCAGCCATCCTAGATTATGTAACAGCTGAGAAGGGTGCTACTGCATCTGCTGCTGAGTTTAAATCTATGACTAATGGCTTGGCTCAAGCCCTTAACGGAAACTTTGCATCCCTTACTAAGACCGGTTTTGTTTTAGATGAGGTTACAAAGAAAAGAATTAAAGAGGGAACTGAGACAGAAAGAGCTGCTGCCTTAGTTGAGGTTCTCAATTCTACTTACAAAGATTTTAATAAAAACCTTAGACTTACAAGTTCTGGGCAAATGCAGGTTCTTGCCAATACTGCTAATGATGTAAAAGTTATTATTGGCACAGGTATTTTAGATTCCCTAAAACTGCTAAGCGAAGATGACACTGTTGATAGTTTAACATCATCAATGACAAAAGCAGCAGAGGCAACTGCTGAAACGACAGTAGCAGTTTCAAAACTAATTAAAGAAATAACTAAGATTCCTGTAGTTGGTGACTTCCTTGGTCGATTAGTAAGTAATCCATTAAATCTTCCAAAAGAATTGCTTGTTTTTGGTCAAGGTGGTCTTTTAGATTACACAAGAGAATATGGAAAACTGACGGAACAGATTTACGGTGGAGCTGCCGCTACTAAGTATCTGGGTGAAGTAGAAGCAGCAGCAGCTAAGAAAAGGGCAGCGGCAGATCGAGTTGCAAGATTGGCTGCTCAAAAAATAGCAGATACAAAGAAAAAACAATTAGCAACAGAAAGATCTTTGCTCGCCGAAAAGAAAAAGCAAGAGATATTAGACAAAGCTTCTTTGTTGTTGGCTCAAGGCCAAAAAGTCTTTGATGAAGAAGGTATCCAGTTAGCGGCTGCTGCACAGGGTAAATTGACAGCAGAAGAATCCGCTCGCTTAGCCCTAAAGAAAAACATCTACGATTTAGATGCTGCAATTAACGAAGGCAATACAACAGCAGCAGCAAACTTGGCTAACAGCATGGTTCTTAATGCTCAGAAGTTAGCAATGCTTCGTACTGACATGGTTGCTCTAAACGATGTTCCTAATCCTTTTACTGGCTGGTTATTGACTATTCAGCAAATGGCTTACGAACTATCTAAAGCAGCCATGATCAAACCTGTAACTAATGCTTCTGTTTTATTTACTCCAGAGCAACAAGCTACAGCCGATAGATTGTCAGAGGCTACTGATAAAATTACTCGCAAAATTCAAGGTGATCTTGAAGATAGAATGAAGGCTTTAGCAGATGCAAGGGCTAAGATTGAACGCAAGATTGGCGTAGATACTATAGGCACTAACGCAACCCCATCATCTTATGGCATGGATGGCTCTATGGGCGGTACTTCTATAGTAGTCAATGTTTCAGGATCAGTCTCAACAGAACGCGATCTAGTCGCAGCTATAACACAGGGGCTCTACTCACAACAGGCTTCTGGTACTCCAGTTACTTACAGTACGGTGTACTAATGGCATTACCTGCAACCCCTATAGTAAAGATCAATCTGACTGGCGGTGCTAGTTTCGGTTCTCCATTTGTACTCGATACATCAGAGCTTGACTTTGCTATTCTTGCAGAGCCAGACACAATTATTATCGATGTATCTAATCAGGTTGCTAAAATTGATACTCGTAAAGAACGCAACTTATTTCAAGATAAATATCAGGCAGGTACAGCAACAGTTCGGATCCTTGATCAAAACGGCGACTGGAATCCACAGAATACATCTAGCCCTTATTATCCTAACCTTGTACCTTTACGCTCGATCATTATTGAGGCAGATTACGCTGGCACTGTTTATCCCATTTTTAAAGGTTACATTCAGGAATACCTTTATCAATATCCGAAAGATCAGGAAATTGGCTATGTTGATTTAATTTGTACAGATGCCTTTAGATTGGTGTTTAACTCTAATGTGACTACCGTCACAGGTGCTACAGCAGGGCAAGACACTGGCACTCGCGTAGATAAGATTCTTGACACTATTGGTTGGCCTGCAAGTGCTAGGTCGATTATGACAGGTGACACTCTATGTCAGGCAGATCCAGCAACTACTCGCACAGCTTTAGCAGCTATAGAGACTGTAACCTTTACAGAGCAGGGAGCTTTCTACTTTGACAAGGCTGGCAACGCAGTCTTTAAGTCTCGTGATTTTGTCTATACTTCACCTGCCGAAACACCTACAGTATTTTCTAATGCGACTGGATCCACAGACATTCCTTATGCTGGAATTACATTTGCCCTAGACGATAAAACCATTGTAAATCAAGCCTCTGTGACACGCACAGGCGGTACTACTCAGACTGCCTCAGATCAAGACTCAATTGACAAATTTTTCCTTCATAGCATTACTGCCAACGATATGCTTATGCAGACAGACACCGAGGCTCTGGATCTTGCCTCTAACTTTGTGGCATCTCGTAAGGACACAACTCTCAGAATTGAAACCATTACCCTTGACCTAGTTACTCTAGGCTATTCAGCAGGGGTCACAGCTGCACTGGACTTAGATTACTTTGACCCTATGCAGATTACAAATGTAAATGTGGCAGGTACTACTATTGTCAAGACACTTCAATGTCAAGGCATAGCCCACAGCATTACGCCTAACACATGGCGCACAACCCTCACGACTCAAGAAAATGTCTTGGATGGCTTCATCCTTGACTCGACATTATACGGTATCCTTGACACATCCGTATTGGCATACTAGGAGAACAAATGGCAGCAGGATTAGGCTTTAAGACTTTTACTAGCGGTGAGGTTCTTACTGCCGCGAATGTGAATGGATACCTCATGCAAGGTATTAATGTATTCGCATCTACAGCAGCGCGAGATGCTGCCATCACATCACCTCAAGAAGGACAGTTTGCCTTTACCAAAGACACTAATGGCCTATGGTATTACGATGGTGCAGCATGGGTAGCATCAGGTGCAACAGGTGACATTGAAGGCGTAACAGCTGGAGTAGGTATTAGCGGTGGCGGTACATCGGGCACTGTGACAGTAACTAACTCAATGGCAACAGCAATCGATGCTAAGGGTGATTTGATTGGTGGAACTGGCGCAGACACTTTTAGTCGCCTTGCTGTTGGAGCAAATAATACAGTACTAACAGCCGATAGTGCAGAAGCTACTGGATTGAAGTGGGCTACGCCTGCTGCTGGGGGCATGACTCTTTTATCAACTACCACTATGTCAGGTACTACGACTAGCATAACAAGTATTGACCAGACTTATACAAATTTGTATTTTGTAATACAAGGATTTAATCCTGGTGGCAGCAATCAGATTTTTAGCCTTAGATTTAATAGCAACACTTCAAGTGAGTATTACTGGGCAAATGGTTCGTCACAGATTTCGTCCTCTGACACAAAAATTGACATGTGCGCAGGAAATACTTTAAACGCAAATCAAAACCAAACAAACAACATTTATGTTGTAGAAATACCAAGATACGCAAGTTCACAAAGACATTTCTTTAATGCTAAAGGTGTCTTTATTGCTAACGCAAGTAACACTGACCGTTACACTCGTGACATTTATGGTGTCTACAACAACACAACTGCAATTTCAAGCGTTCAACTGATAACAAGTCCAGTCGCCTGGAACGAAGGCGTTGTCTACATGTACGGAGTAAAATAATGACTAATCCAACAATAACAATACATGACACTGAAACAGATCAAATTGAAACCCGTGAGATGAACACCGTTGAACTGTCTCAGTATGAAAAAGATTTTGCAGAGAGTCAAGCAAAGCAAGCCCAAGCCGAAGCTAAAGCAACAGCTCGCGCACAAATTCTTGATCGTCTCGGACTTACAGATGAAGAAGCTAAAATCCTTCTAGGATAATGACTCCAAAACTAAGTAGAGCAGCGATACAACTTCGTGAGCAGATCGATGATGCCTTCATGGGTCGTGACAAGACATCAGATGGTTGGATCGGTGATACCCGACATGGTGCTCGTAAGTCTGATCACAATCCAGATGAGCAAGGCTGGGTTCGTGCCATTGACATCGATCGTGACTTATCCGGAAAAGCCAAGCCAGATGTCATGCCCGATCTTGTTGATCAGATTCGTGCCGCATGTAAAAAAGGATCCGAAAAGCGTATTGCTTACATTATTTTTGACGGGAAAATCTGCTCCCCTATTCTTAGGTGGAAGTGGCGCAAGTACACAACAGGGGCTAACAAACATACTCACCACGCTCATTTTAGCTTTAAGAAAGAAGCTGACTTACGCGGTGAATTTTATCAAATACCTATGTTAGGCGGAGAACTATGAATCTAAAGAATCCAGCAATCCTTGCAGCAGGGGCATTTTTAGCAGCATGGTCAGCAACCAATTTCGATTTAGACTACAGAGCTGTATTGTGGTCAGTATTATCAGGCGTGTTCGGTTATGCCACACCTAAAAGATAATGACTGCGGAGGACATGGCGGTTCTTGCTGTTGCTGCTACGACCGTTATTGGTTCATTTATTGGCTCGGTGCGTTGGTTGGTAAAGCATTACCTTCAAGAACTAAAACCAAATAGCGGAAGCTCTATGCGCGACCAGATTAACTTACTGGAAGCGCGTGTCGAAACCATATTACGCATCCTAGAGAAGTGACAATTATCTTATGGCAAGAAAAAAAGTTATTGATTTAGATACTTACTCAGCTCTTGATACTTGGGCAATTTCCCTACAAGAGATGTATCGAGCATTGCGCCGTGCAGGTTTTGATGTTGATTTAGCATTAGCAGTCATCATTGAACCTACAGCCTATCCTGCTTGGATCTTGCCTACTCCAGTCGATCCAGAAAGGTTCGGCGATTACGAAGATGAGGATGACGATTAAGCGAATAGTTATTTTGTCTGATCTTCAAGTTCCCTTTGAGGATGTACATGTAACACGCAACATAGCCAAATTCTTACAAACCTCCAAGCCAGATCAGACGGTAACGATCGGCGATGAAATAGATTTCAATACCATCTCAAAATGGAGTGAGTCCACGCCTGAGGCCTACTCACAGACTCTAGGCGATGATCGTGATCGCTGTGTTGAACTGCTATGGGAACTAGGCGTGACTGATTGCATTAGGTCTAATCACACAGATCGTCTTTACAATGTGATCATGAAAAAGATCCCATCTTTTCTGTCATTACCAGAGCTTCGCTTTGAGAAGTTTATGAAGTTTGATGAACTGGGTATTACCTTCCATAAGAAGCCAATGCAACTGGCTCCATCGTGGGTGGCGGTTCATGGGGATCACACACCTATCAAGCCTCATGGTGGTTTAAGCGCATTAGAAGCTGCTAGGCGTACCGGCACTAACATTATCTCTGGACACACCCATAGGGCAGGGCGTACATCCTTCTCAGAAGCCATAGGGGGCCGTTTGGGGCGTGTTCTACATGGTGTTGAGGTAGGAAACCTAATGGACTTCAAACAGGCCGCATACACCAAGGGAACGGCTAATTGGCAGCAGGCTTTTGCCATCATGTATGTGCATGGCAAGAATGTCCAAGTTGATCTTATTTACATTGAAAAGAACGGCACATTTATAGTCAATGGCAAGGTCTATGGACGACCTCGTTAGAGACATCTTTCCTGTGCGTAAGACGATAGACGATGCAGTCGATGAGGCAGAATCGTTATCATTTCGTTATCAAATTAAACACAAATAGTCGCAGGGCTGTGCAACACTAAGCCTGTCACTAGCCGAGGGCGCTAGTGCGATAGGAGCAAGATGACTGACAATCAGATTATCGGAGCAGCTTTATTGCTGTTTCCTTTATTAGTTGGATTGATCTATTCACATGTAGCACAAGGCAATTACCAAAAGGGATTCCGTGAGGGATACCATCGAGGACGGGCAGTCAATCGCCAAGAATTCTGGCAAGAATGAAAGCCAGTGAAATTTTACAAACATCCACAGACACAATCGCTGATCGTGGCCTTTCATACGGTCATCCATCGGACAACTTGCAACACACAGCAATGCTCCTTAGTGCATACCTACAAATGCCAATACATGACTATCAGGTGGCAGGGATCATGGTACTTGTTAAACTTGCAAGAACTAACCAGAGCGCACAACACCTCGACAACTGGGTCGATCTTTGCAGCTACGGCGCACTCGGTGGACAATTAGCAACAGAGGAGAATGAACTTTATGTTTAATCTAGCAGACTATGAACCAGTAGAGGTGAGACTTGAGAAATTTATTAAGGACCATAAAGATTTCCGCATTTCAACTGAATTGGAAGTTGTGGATGCAAATCGATACATTGTTAAGGCCTATCTGTATAAAAATGCTACAGACACAGTCGCGTGGGCTACTGGCCTCGCAGAGGAAACAGTTACTAGCAGAGGTGTCAATCAAACTTCTGCATTGGAGAATTGTGAAACTTCGGCGATCGGCAGAGCACTTGCAAATGCAGGTTATGCACCTAAAGGAAAGCGTGCAAGCCGCGAAGAAATGACAAAGGTAGTCAAAGCTCCAGCACCTAAGATCGAGAAGGATTACTGGACTACACCTTTTGGTGAGCAAGACGAATCGCTCAAGAAAGTAGATGCACCTGTAACACTAGACAAGGCTGTTGATACTGTCGCAGAGATTCTGGGTACTGCAAAGGTTGTGCCTAGCTGCAGGCACGGAGACATGGAGTTTAAGGATGGCAATAAGAATGGTCGAGCATGGGGTGGTTACTTCTGCCGACACATGGGAGTAGGTGGAGCCGAGCCTAAATGTCCGACACTCTGGTATCAGTTAAGCAGTCAAGGCACATGGGAACCACAGAAAGCGAGAGCATAATGGGTTACATAGAGATACATAACGCAGATGGTTTAGGTGGATGGGTGAACTTTGATGATATTCCATTTATAGAAATCATTAACTGTCAATTATGTAATGAGCCAACAGAGGCAAGAGACATTGTTGCCAACATTATTATTAAAGATGCACAGCCTTCTGTGGGTGCATGGCAGTGTCGCAAATGTCATGCGGTAAATGGCTAACTCAAGACGAGCAAGAGGTTTCCGCACTGAGCGTGTGGTAGCACAGTACCTATCGACTGTGTGGCCTAACGCCAATGTGGGAAGGGGTAGTGGTAAAGATATTGTCGGCGTTCCTTTTGACTGTGAGGTGAAATCTAGAACATCCTTCCAGCCTCTCAGTTATTTACGACAATTAAAAGCTCGAACTCAAGTATCTGGGGATTTGGGGTTCGGTGTATTACGGCTTAACGGACAAGCAGAAGATGCTGCTGAGTATTGCGCCATCATCCGATTAGCTGATCTTTTACCACTACTCATACTTAAATACGGTCACTTAGACAAAGAACCTACAGAAGCAGACATAGACCGTTGCTCTGGATGTGGGTCATACATGATAAGGAAATGTTTAACATGCCAGCCTATGACTACAAATGCAAGCGATGCAATCTCAATCAAGAGATCAGTCATGGATGGAACAATCGACCAATAGTCTTATGTCAGTATTGTAATGAACCAATGAATAAAGTAATTACGGCTAATCCAATTCACTTTAAGGGCAAAGGATGGGGCAAGGACTAAACGACACGCCGTCTGACCAGCACTTATAGTAAGGAGATTGACATGAATGGTACTCTCAAGGCTAGAGCCCGTCAGGGGCTCAGAGCGAGCCGCTCGCGGATAGCTCGCTCGGTAGCCATCGCTATTGGGATAACTCTATTATCACCAATGGTAGCTGCTAATACAGGCTCAATAGATGCTTACAAATACAATCCTCGTAAATACATAAATGCCACAATGAATAAGACTGAGGCTAAATGTATTAAACTACTTATATCAAAGGAATCGGCTTGGAATCATAAAGCAGTAGGTAATCTATCTAGTCCTACTAAGTCTTATGTATATGGATTACTACAAATTAAGAACCCTATTGCTAAAGACATGAACCCTATGCAACAGATCAAGCTGCATCATAAGTATCTAGATCATAGGTATGATGGGTCTGCCTGCAAAGCATGGCAACACTTTAAGGACAAGGGATGGCATTAGACAAGTTAAACAGTCGCAAGTACAGAGCACACAAAGAGCGTGTGTTTAGTCGTGACGGTCGGATATGCCGGTACTGTGGATCAGATGAAGAACCATTGCACATCGATCACATCATTCCTCGCAAGCGTGGTGGCACACATGACTTAGATAACCTTCAAGTTCTATGCAAGGCGTGCAACCTACGCAAATCAAGCAAAGAAGAAGGGGTTTTTTTAGCACAGACGGCTACCCCCCCTGTCT